CCGCTTTGAAGTCTTCGACCAGCCGCTCGCGTTCGACGTTTGCCGTCTTGCCCGTAACGATGCCCGCTTGAATACCGTAGCGGCGCAACTCCTGCGCTACGTGGTCGCAGTGTTCAATGTCGATACAAAAAACGATTGTCGACTTGCGCTTATCGTTGCGCACTTTTTGCACCATATCTTTGACCGCTTGCGCGACCACGTCGGCCTTATCAACGCGCGTCGCTAGGTCTTTCAAATTAAATTCGCCGGCAGTCTTTTTGACGCCCGCAAGATCCAGCGCGGAATGTTCGCCTTCGACGGTGCGAATGTTCGACAAATATCCGTCGCGAATCAAGTCGCCGACGTTCGCCTCGTAGCAAACATGATTCAAAATATGATCGCGGTGGCATATTGCGCCCGTTCCCATGCGATACGCAGTTGCGGTCAGTCCGACGATTCTCATGTTTGGATTACGCGCCAGCATGTCCGCAATAAACTTCCGATATTTGCCCTCGCCGCGCACCGGGATGCGGTGCGACTCGTCGATCAAAAGCACGTCTTGCGGCGGAAAGTCCTCGGCTCGCTTGGCTACTGAGTCAATCGACGCAAACGTGACTGGCTTGAGTGTTTCGCGCCGTTTAAGCGACGCGGCAAAGACGCCAACGGAAAGCGTCGCGTCGATGCCCTCAAGCTCTAGTGCGTTTTGTTCGACTAGCTCTTTGCGGTGCGCCAATACCATCACGCGAAAGTGCGGACAGGCTTGCAACCATTGATGGATCAGAAGCGCCATGACGAGCGATTTGCCCGCGCCTGTTGGCAATACGATTGCCGGGTTGTCATCGCGCTCGCGTAGTGCCGCGTTTACGGCCTCGATTGCCTCGGCTTGGTATGGTCGTGGTGTTAGCATTGGTCGAACACTTCCCAGTTATTTGCAATCCCAGTTACGTGCATAGAGGCTTTAGATGATACGTCTTTCAGCATGTAGAAGTGAAAAACGCACTCAGTCTTTACGTATGCGGCTATAATATCAAAATCTCCGTCCGTATATCTAGTATATCTAGACCCTAAGTCTTCTGGGTTTTTAGCACAGCTTGGCTTTCCTGATCCAATGATAAATTTATATGATGGAGTTTTGCAATCATGCTGGCGAACTGCTGATTTTACTTGGACTGCAATCATTTTATAATCATAAGGTCGCCTGACAATGATATCGGCTTTTGTGCTATGCCCCACGGGGCAGAATACTTCAAATCCCCTCATTCTAGCCTCATATTGAAATCGCAACTCGGCAGTATCTCCAGTTAAGCAGGATTGACTTATCGTTGTTTTTTTGACATATGGGGCATCAAAATCTTCCATGAAATCAAATTCAGACATTATTGGCCTTTCTGTTTTTTAAGATTCTATTGGATTCTTTTTTATATAAAAGCTCATCCGTTGTAGTTATCTCACCATCCATTACGGATATACGAACTTCGCTGTGAATTAGTCTAAAGTCTACCTCGTCGATCATGCCTAATACATCTAACGCGGCACGAATCAATATACTCGATTTTTTCTCGTTTTCTGTCATAAATATTCCTCTAATTTTTGTTAATTTGAGCCGATTGGCGCACAATCGGCATTATGTCCACCGCTCCGCGTCTCGCTTGATGCGCTCCCAGCGTTGCGAGTCTCGACGGTGCCGAATGTAAACAAGCGCGGCGAATAGTAATAGTGTAATATAAATCATAATAAAAATAGTGCCGGGATATAGCGCCCGGCGTCGCTGCTGTGTGGCTGGTGTTAAGACGTTGCTGATTTTCATTTAACAATCTGAACAGCAAGACAGATGCACCACGTTTCAGTTTTGATTACAAGACGGCGACCGTCACGCTAGGTTTACGCGGCGTAGTCGTCACCATCTTTGATAGGCGGCTGAACTCCATCGGGTCGCTTTCGCGCAGAGCTTCATACGCTTTCGTATTCAGTTCTGTTTTCGTCGTGACCTTTGTAACGGATTCCGGCAGTTCCGCGCCTTTGTCGATCTTATAACCGAGCGACGTTTTGAGCGTCAGCTTGAGTCCGTTGTCAGTCTTGACGGTTTGGCTGCCGGCTTCGGCAAGTTCGTATTGTGCGAGGATTGCTTCCTCGCATTCGATGCGCGCGGATTTGGCTTCCGCCTCGGCTTGACGTGCATGAACGAGATTTGATGCTAGGTTTTCTATGCTCATGTCGATTAGTCCCAAGGGTTTTTCTTAGTTGCGGCGGCGGCTGGTGCTGCTGCTGCCGGTGCGGTCGGCGCCGGTGCTGGTGCCTCGGCCTTGCTTGCGTCGTAGCCCTCAAGCGCAATGAACTTCTTGATGACGTTGCGCTCTTTGTCTTTCTTATCGAGTCCAACGCGCACGATGAGATTCGCTCCGATTAGCTCGTCTGTATCGGCTAGTGCTGGCTTGCCGATAGCAACGCGCAACGATTGAAAATCACGCTGTCCGATCTCTTGAGCAATGTCGTTTTCATGCTGCAATGTGAACCAGTTGAAAAGCTTGCGGCCTTTCTGCGATTTATCCGCGACGTGACCGAGAACGGATAGCGTCATATTGCAGCCATGCCCTTTCTTGTTCGCTGTTTCTTTAACGTCTGCCTTCTCGATCTCGGCGTAATAATCGCCATCTGGTAAAGGAGAGTTGTCGAACTCTGGTTGATCTTCGTATTCGTCGGCGTTGAATCCGCCCATTAGGTTTGTGATGTCTGACATAATATTTTAGTTTCCTTTGATGTTTTTATTTGGTTGTTGATTGCGCGGCTTCTGCTGCCGCATTGGTGAAAGCTTCCCATTCCAAGGGTAACTTGTAGGGCAAACGCCCGTAAACGCCACGCCCGCCGCCGGGATGCCCCGGACGTTTCTGTGTGAACAAGTAGCGCGCTCCGCTCAAGTCCTTGCCGATCTTCTTTTCTTTGTTAAATCCGACTTCCTCCGTCTTTACGATGGTTTCAGAGTTAGCAAAAAGAATCGAATCGGCCCAACGTTGCAACGCCAGTTGGATACGTTCGTGCAAGTCGAACTGGTATTGATCGAACGACGCGCCGAGTGGATCGTCGAACCGCTTGACCTTAACGTGGCCAATTAAGATACAACTGATTCCTTTTTGCCGGAGTCGGTCGAGTCCTTCCATTAGATCGCGCATCTTGTTTGCCGCAGCCGTGTAGCCTTTACCGAATCCCTTTTGATATTGCTCGATACTGTCGACGTTGTCTTCGTCGCAGAGCGTCGCCCAGATGACCGGCTCAAGCGCGGAAACGGAATCGACAATAAACGTTTTGTAGTCGTGTTCCTCTTTGATGAGAGTAGTCACGGCGTCCAGCACGTCGGCGAATGTTTCAGCGCGTGGAAACTTCGCCACGTCTAGATCATCGACGCCTTCCTCGCCTTTGATCGGCAGGAAGATCGGGTTATCAGCGCCGGCCGCAAAGGTCGATTTGCCGATCTTTTCGACGCCAAGTAATACGATGCGCGGCGCTTTGTGTTCAACGCCTTTCTTGATTGATGATAGGTCGAAGCTCATTAGTATCGCCCTCCCTTTTCGTCTGGTGTTATTGTAATGCTGGCGTCGTCACCTCGTTGCGATAAGACCTGCATACGAAACGCACGAATGCCCGTATTGCGTTCTAGCTTATCAAGTAGCTTTTCTATGGCTTCTTCCGTTTTTCTGATTTCTGATTTTACGTTCATTGTTTACTTTCTGTTATTGGTTATTTGTCTTTTACGAAAACGCCGCCGACCATTTTGCCGGTGCGCTTTGAAATTATTTGATAAGCCGAATCGAGGCATTCCTCGAAAGGCACGCCGATGATTTCCGAAAGCAGAATCAGCACGACTGTGCAGTCGCCGATTGCGTCAATCTTCTCGTCGCGGTCGTTCTCGCAGACAGCTTCGACAAGTTCCTCGACTTCTTCGATGAGCTTGTTGAGTTGCCCTCGCTCGGTTGCTTTGCCGTTCGGCCCGATGATGCCCTTGTCCACGCCCCAAGCGCGCACGTCGTTTATTGTATCTTGTATCATAATTTCTTTCTTATTGGTTGTTGTCTTGTCTGATTTCGGCAGTGTTGCCGTAGATTATTACGCAGCCATGCGGCCGGAACTCGGCTGCGGTCCAGCCGTCGCCTTCTTGCGTAGCGTCAGGGTTGCTCATTGGCACATTGTAAAGCGATTGAAATTTTTGCTTAACATCATCGACTGCGCCCTTCCAAACTGTCTCGACGTTATCAAGCTGTGTATTGTATCGCGCTTCTAAATTGTGCAGTGTCTCTTTTTTCTTCGCGTTCGGTAGCTCGACCAAATCGCGCGGCAAAGTCATCAAGCTATGCGAGTTAAATTGCCCGCCGTCGGTGTCTGGTCCGTGATGCCATACCGTGCCGTCGTCGCTTGTAAACTCGATGACTGCTGATCCGTCTTTGTTTTCAAAGCTGTCTGTCGGCTCGGCAAATGCAATCAGCCCTGGGATGAATAGATGCGAGTCGCAGACTTCGGTTGCTTCGTTGCCATGCTGATCGCAAGTCCATTTGCCGTCAGCGATCGGCGTCGAATACGTGCAGTTGCGGCAATGCAACTCTGGGACCGGCACGGCGGTATCCTCGCTTGTTCCGTGGCAAAGCTCTTTCGCGTCGCAGAATTTGCACGCCCAGGCGTCTGGCCTGTCGCTGATTCGCTCTGGTGGTTGCGTCGCGTTGATGATTGATTGCGCTTTGTCGATATATGACTGCGCACGCTTGCTGTCGTAGCGTAGGCGCTCGGTATAAAGCGCGTCGGTGTCTTTGTTGACAACCATATACAAAGCCCGTTTCAAGCCCGTCAAATGCATGTAGACTTGCATCTGAGCGAAGTGTTGCGGCTTGTCCTTTTCGACGCCGTCCTTTTCCGTCTTGGCAAATGATTTTGCCGAAGCGGTTTTCATCTCAAGCAAGTGCCATGTCTTAGGCGCCTCCGGAATGCCTAGCGCGGCTCCGTCGGTGTGGCCTTTAAAATGACCGTCGCAAGCGATGACTTCAAATTGATTCCCGTCGGCGTCGAATTCGTGAACTTCGCAACCGATGCCGCGCAACTCCTCGCAAAAGGTTTCTTCTTCGCGGTGGCCGCGATTAAAGAGTCGATACAAGCGCCCGTCGAAGTCCGGCTTTGAACACTTGCGGAATTCATACCATAGGCTTCTGGCGCACTCTTTGCCGATTGCGCTGGCTCCTAAGTATCCGCGTGGCGTTTCGGATGATCCGCGCTGTTTCCAATAGTTTTCGATCTGTTGGACGGTGGCCGATTTGGTCGGCAAGACCTTCGATAAGTCTGTCATGGTATTTCATTTTAATAATATTGTTCGGCCTCGGCGCCGTGAGGCGTGCCTTTGACGCCGAGGTCGTTTATGTTAAATGCCGGTTGCCCGGCTTGCACCCGAAAAGCCCGCCGATTTCTCGGCAGGCTGTGGTTTCGGGTTGGCGATTTGTTTAGAAGCAGAGCTTAATCCCTTCAAGTTGGCTTTGAAGTTTAACCAAGTGCAATTCGGTGGCTTTAATCGTGCTGCCTAAAAAGCCATTCTTTTTCAAGTGCTTGATTTGAGCTTCGTTTGCTTCAATGCGCGTTTCAAGTTCTTCTGCAATTTTGACAATCTGCTTTTCGTTTTTCATCATAATAATTTTTAATCGTTTCTTCGTCGCGGTTGTCGCTTCGATGTAATCCAAAGTAGGCATCAAAACGCCTATGTCAATACAAAGTTATCCTTTTTTTTGATTTAAATTTCGGGCCGCCCAAACGCACCGCCCAATACATTTTATTGCGCTTCCATTTGCCGACGCCGCAAACGATCATCGCCTCGCGAAATACCTTTGCCGCCGCGACGGAATCAATAGGTGATTCGCCGCGATGCCCTAGCACGCAAAAATAATCATGCACGACTGCCGCCTCAAGGTATTCCCCGAACGGCGGATATAGTCGCCACAACCATCGCGGAACGCTCGCCCCGTCGCTTGTGAACCCTGCCGGGATGCGCGTATCGTCGCAATGTTCGGAGTCGGCATAGAAGAAATCACGGTTGAGCCGGATCGCGTCCTCAAATTCGCCACGAACCAGTGTGCGAAACGGCGTAAAATCGAGCGTCAACGGGAACTTTGCATTCATGGTGTAACGCTTGCTTTTGCGTCGGTTGTGGCTTCGATAAGTGCCTCTTGTGTCGCGTCGCCTTGAACACTAATGGCGACATTCGATTTCCATCCGTAAACGGCGACGCCGTGCTTTGTAGCGCAACCAGCGAGAAGTGTCGTGATTATTAGTAGTGCTGTGACTTTCATTGGAGTGCCTTGTGTTTAATGCAGTCGTTTTCGACATTACGAACCCGTCGCTTCAAGTCTTGGATGTCATCAATGAGAGAGGTTTCCAAGAGCGTCTCAACCTTTGTCAGTCGATTGCCTTGCCGAATAACAGCAGTCAATGTCCACGCGCCAATGCCGCAGATCACGAATTGCCCTAATCCGAATAGCGCGTAAAATAGTTGAGGGTCAATTTCCATTAGATTTCGTCGCTTGTGAACCATCCGTCAGCTTTGAGCTGCTCGTAGGTTCGTAGGTTTGGTGATAGTGATGGTGATGCTTCGATGAGTGCCACGATGTCAATGCTGCCGCCCTTGGCTTCGGTGATTGCTGCAACGATCCCCGCCTCTTCCTCCTCCGTGATAGCTGCGCCGATTAGCGTCCCGAATGACAACTCGTCAGCGTCAGCGTGAACTGGTTGCGTCCTGTCTAATGGGCCGATTGCCACACGTCCGTCGGAATGAATTTGAACACCGCAGAAGAACTGCGAGGTTTCGTTTTCAGAGACTCCGCGAGGACGTGCGAGCATCCATAGCTCATGCGACACGGCTTTGGCGTAGTCCTCGGAGGGTTGTGTTAGGATGAAATGCGTCATTAGTAGATTGAGTAGATGTCGTTGATGTTCGCCTCGATTGCTTCGCGGTTTGCGGATTGGTCGGAGTTGTAGATGATTAGTTCGCGGATTCGACCGTCCATAAAACCAGATGACGTTCCAGCATCGTTAAGTGAACCAATGTTATAGCCGTATGTCGTGTTTG